TTAAATTATGTGCAGGGCCCCTTTTTCATCGGTATCCAAATACAGACTTCCTTCAAACATGCTTCCGTCATCTGTAGCCCGGTATAGTTCTCCCTTCCAGGTGACCCATTGGTTTTTTGCCATTTCGCCATTGTCATTTAAATAATACCATTTACCGTCTGACCCGGTCTTCCATGTATCTTTTACCATTAATCCTGCGCCGTCAAACCAGTACCAGCTTTCCCCATCCTTGTACCAGTCGTTTTTCACATAGTTTCCGGTATCTCCAAGGTAAAACCTCCATCCACCGTCCTCCTCAAACCAGCCGGATTTTAGCTGGGGCCTTTCAGTGAGGGATGTTTTAAAATCGCTCCATGTATGCTGTGTATGATTGTATACATAAGGATTCGGGCAAATCTTACCCGTCACATCATAGTGGCGGATCACGTGATCTACAGGCACATTATACTGCTTCATCAGCTCTCTTGTCAGCTGGGCAGCTGCCTTTACCGTAGCGTCTTCAAAATACCAGTCTCTGCTTGTATCTGACTGGCTGCCCTTGTTTCTCACGCATAGTTCTATTCCCAGGCTGTTGCTGTTACGGCATTCCGGGTGAACATATGTCTTTGCCCCACAATGCCAAGCAATGTCTTCGTCCTCAACAGACTGCCAAATTTCTCCGCTGAATCCAACAAAATAATGGGCGCTGGCCCCAATGTATTGAGAGGCGTAATATTTGCAGTTTGCTTCTGCTCCTCCAAGTGCACCCACATAGTGGATTACTATATATTTTATCCGGCCGGTCTGACCGTTGCTGTAGTTATAGGGAGTCAATAGTTTGTGAACTTCCATATTAAATTCCTTCCCTTCTGCCTACAAAACCCATCTCATCTGCATCAAAGGATTCCCGGAAACGTTCAATTTCCGTGTAATCGGAGTTCTTCAGATTTTCCTGTATTCCCAGCAGCTCCATATTTGACATATCTTTTGTTGCCTCGCTTTTGACCATAACGTTACCTTGTCCTTTTTGATTTATCATATGATGGATGGGGCGGGAATGTACCGGGGGGTGGGATTTTAGTTGTTATTGTAATGTTTGTGATTTTTTGTTTAAAATATCTATGGCATTAATTAGGGCTGTTGGGAGAGGCAGGCCCATGAGGCCTGCATTTTCTACTATGGATATTAGCTCGTTTGCCATAAAGCCGATGATGACTGTGTCGCGTATGTATGGGGTGCCTAGGGATAGGTCTAGGCGGTGGGCCACCAGTACGAACAGGAGTGCCATACACTTCCTGCATAAACCTTTAAAGCCGGCTTTGGACTCCAGTGTTCCAGATTCTGTCTTTGCGCTTTTATGGAATATTCCGGCTACTGCTAGGCCTGAAAGAAAATCAATGGCCATAAAAAGCATTAAAGTTCCTATCCCGTTATCCCACCCCCCAAATAATGATACTATAAAACTACCTGCTACCCCCGCTGATGTACATAATATATTTTTCATTCTCACTATCCTAACTCTTTCTATATTCTTTTCCGACGATCTCCTGAAACTCATATGCATTGATCCAGCGTCCGACGGCGTTCCAAACCATTCCCTCTGACCAAAGACCTACATCGTAATATCTCTTTACCTGTTCAAACTTTTTACTCATGACCTGCCTCCATTTCAATACCGGCCATCATGGACAGATACGCCATTCGTGCACTCAGCACAAGTAACTGTTTTGAAGATTCCTCATATTGTTTTTGTATTAACGTAAGCATTTTATAATCTATAAAGGGATAACATGCATAACCAATAAAATTTTTATGACCAGACTCATCTAATTTATATAGCAATTCTCCGGTTTTTTCGTTTCTGGCATTGGTTCCATCCATATTAAACAGCATTTCGTATTGAGGTTCGTATTTATACCCTTGAATACAGGAATCACAAAGGTCTCCAAACATCTCTATTCTCGTTCTTTCAACCTCAAATAAATGTGAGTAGTTTTCTGGCTCTACATCTAATGCGATTATTTCATATTGTTCATTTACATATATCTTCATATAGTCTCCTTTCATTAAAATAGATAGCGTTTCATCAATTAATCAATTACTTTAATTTCTGCCAAATTGCCTTTAAAGAAATTTAGTATATTTATAAAGGATATTTAACTGCATTTAACTGCGTCAGTGTAGAAATTAATTTAACCAAATTCTCTGAATAGTTCCATTAAAGGATGTACCTGACTTAGTGTAAAAGTATACCCCAATCTTTACAACCATTTGTATTTGTGACAAAGGGATACTCAGTACTTTATCTACTACATACGTGTTGGTTGGATGTGAAACGAGACCAAGCTGACTATTATACAGAGTGGTTCCAGGCTTAACTATTGCTAAATTAAAATTCTCCCCAGAATCATCTGTTTTAGTTAAAGAAAATTGAATATTAAGATAGGATTTCCCAGTTAAATTAATATTATCTACTGACATTGAAGCATAACTCCCCCAAGATCCATTCACTACGCCCGAATAATTAATCTGCCCAGTTTCAAAAGAGAATTTATTTTTGTCGGTTGAAGTAAATCCTGATATATTATTCCCTCTTATATAAAGGTCATTTGCTGTTGGTACATAACCCTCAAAGGTACCTACTATACCCCCTATATTCACACCCTTTTTAATATTCCATGGCTGATATTCTGGAATATTCGCCTGAATCCAATTGACACCATTTAAGTAATGTCCATTCCTGACTCCTAAATTAACGGTACCTGCCCAATTACTCATGTTGGTAGCCCAAGCCCGATCAGTGCCGGATACATCCGCTCCTTGAATGGGTATGGTCCCTGTAACTTTACTTCCATTCGCCCAAGCTGTCTGCCCACTTAATATCTTTGCAGATGTAGCCGTTGCGCTGGTCTGGCTTACCAAACTGTTAGCAACCACCTTACCTCCCCCATTGTGAAAACCGGCAGGCACTGTATAGGATGTACCAGCATTCAAACTCAGGGATACAGCGCCATGGTTTACCATGGAACCATTTCTCTTAATCTTTGGATTAGTGTTATAATATGTTTTTCCTTCCAGTACCTGACTATCTGATGCGTCACCAGTAAGTTCCAATGAACCCTCTACCACTTCATCATCGGAATCAGCTGAAATTACACTATATCCCTTTAATACCTCAGCTTTTGTGGCCGTGCATTCGTCAGACCCTGCTCCTGATCCACTACCCCCGGCAATAATCACTTTACCCATTGACACTCACCCCTCTCAAATACACACTAAAATCTTCTGTTGGCTTTTTTTCTCCGCAATAAAATATTACATAGCCATCTCCTGATTCGCCGTCTGTAATCATACTAATCAGTTTCCTTTTTAATTTCACTTCTGTAGGACCTAATTCCTTTGGAGTACAGGGATGAACGGTTGGGTTATCAGTTGCCTGAACTCCAGTCACCACGACCTTTTGACAATATGGAGCTTCACTGCTCCATCCGGAAGCAGGGAGATTAACCAAAACCGGCAGCTGACGACTTTCCTCCAGCGTCTTGTTGTAAAATGTATTATTCAATAACTGTTCAATTACTACTGCCATCTGATCACCGTCTGCATCCGTATCTCTGGTCCAATGCTCCACCTCCAGTGTATATTCCGGTGGATTTTTTATTTTACAAAATTCCATTCCATATACCTCCTTTTGTTAAAATACTTCATCCATATCATAAATCTGAGGAATATCTTCATCTTTGCCCTTACGCAAAAATGTCCGGTAAGCCACCAAATCTCCATCATCATCAAAGAGTCCCATTTCTGATATTTCCTTACCAGTCAGATCTCCTGCTTCCAAAGTAGCTGTATATCGGCAACTGGTATGGTCTTCACTTACATACACATAAGCTTCCACATCCTTTTTCATCAGCTCATTATAAAGTCCAATTTCATTTCCCGTCGTGTTCTTAGGAGTTCCCGCTTCATTTACCCCTCCGTCACCCCAGGCTATTTTTTTAATCTTCGGCAACTGCCGGTCTCCGGCATGTGCCTCACATAATTTTTTTCTGGCTATTACAGTCATTACACCGTTTGAACTTTCTGCCATATTCTTTCTTCCTTTCATCATTCATTATTTTTATTTCAAGTATTGATTAAAGTATTGACAGGCCACCATTTAAAGCTCTGTTACCATTTAATTTCCATCCCGAGGATAATCGGTTGATAGTTGTAACTCTCACACTTGGCCTCACATACTCACCAACTTTAGCTTTAAAAAACATTGCATTCTTTGTCCCAGCCATCGATGCTGTCCGGCCAGAAAACCTCATTCTTTCTTCTGTGTCCATATTTTCTGGTACCGAATAAATCACATGACACTGTTCTTTCAAAAGAATATTCTCTGAAATTCTTATTTCCCAATTTTGCTTTACCGGATAAAAATCTATCTTTTCATCACTGTCATATCCACTTAATCTTTTACCATCAAGCTTCCAAAAACCATCCAGCTTTAAATAAGGAGTATTGAGGCGAGGATAAAACTTCCCTCTAAAACGAACCGCATTTTCAAGATCAATCTTACAATCAGCCTTGGATTTTATTACAAACGCCACATGCTCCAGCCAGGATCGGGCATTTTTATAAAGTTCTATTTGCCTTTTAACTTCCAATCCATAACCTAACGGGATTTCATGTTCCCCCACCTGTACCAGCACTTTAAAATAGTAAGGTTTTCCCTCATATTGAAACCATTCTCGTATTTCTCCGCCATCCAGCGCTGTATCTAAAAATTCCTCCAGAACTCCCGGTGTACCTGCATGCATATACCAGGCGGTTGTCTGTGTGATCAACTGCTCCTTCAAATTTCTCGGCATGGTCTGATCATAATATTGGGTATTCAGCTCCAATGCGAGGAGATCAAGCACCGGCTCCGGCACCTTACCTAATTCTCCATATATATAACACGCTCTGGAAAACTCCTGCAGCTTTTTCATCGCCTGACCTATTGCAAAGCTGATTGCTTTTGTTTCCGGAGAAATCAGATTAACCGGCATAATATCTTTCATTTCACCTTTATAAAAATCAATCATCCTTTCTTCCTCCGTAATTCAAGGCAATCTTTCCGGGAAACGCCATCGCAGAATCAGGTGTTTCCGTAAATACCGGCGTTTGTACTTCTACCATCTTTACTCCAGCTTCCATTACCAGATAAATCAGTTTTGAAGGATTAATATCTCTGCCTACCTTCTTCTGCCATGCTATGTAATTATCACAGGCTGTCTGTACTGCGTACTTTATGGTTTCTTCCTTATCACTGTCCTCATTGCGGATATAATAAACAAAATCAATATTATATTCTATTGGCCTGGGTTTTTTCACAACAACATGGTCTGTTAAAGGCCGTACGTTGCTATTTTCCAAATATTCTTCCAGCTCTTTAAGGAAACCGTCATCAGGAATCGTCCCATCCGCCATAGTTACGTAAATATCTACTTCACCAGGAGCTTCTGAAGTAATCCGGCATTCCCCTACCGAAGGGCTGAATGTCTTTACCCAGTACTCATAAGCACGCTCCGGTCCAGCCGTTGAATAGCTGATTGGCGCCAGATAAATCCGTTCCGCCAACTCCTCATCACTTTCCCGGTCTGCGCCTCCGCTGGTCTGAGTCAGGTTAGATACCTTAAGAGTGTAGGGAAGCAAGTCAGTGAGCGTTCTAATCTCACCAGGCAAATAACCATTTCCTTTTATTCCGGTAATCTGGCACTTTGCCGGAATATCTGCATAAAGCTGGCCCGGCATTATTTCCCCTATATCCGATGTCTCAAAATACAGCTCCGGGCCTTTTACCCTGGTTCCCTTTGGAATTACAACCTTTCTTTCAACTGCAGCCGACAGAGTAAAACGTATCATGGTGCGGGCAGGAGATGCCTCATTCCTTTTTACCTTCTTAAAGGCCGCCAGATTGTCCAGAAATTCGCCGGTACTGTATTTTAGCAATCCCATTTTTCCCGCTCTGTCCTCATATTGGTATCCCTGGTAAATTGCAACTGCGCAGGAATATAAAATCAGGCGGTACGGATCTGCCAATGACAGTGAAATATTTTTTCCGGTCAATTCCTTATACTTTTTCTCATAATCTTCTATAAGCCGTGCCTGAAGGTCTGAAAAACTGGTATCTTCAATAAAACTGACCTCCGGATAATCGGAAAACCTGTTGTTCATGTTTTTCATCAAGGTTCCTCCTTTCCTTTAAAATATATGTGAGGGACCAACATTCCCTCTTTCTGCTCAAACACGATGTCATGGATCCTTACTCTTGGCTCATACCGCTCCACCTTTTTTGCAGCTTCCAGAAAAAACAGGCTTTCTGCTGCTTCCGGCATTTCATCCAGACATTCCCAAGAAATACCAAACTCTCTGTCGGCAGGTTGAGCGCCGGCCCTTGTTCCAAACAGAGTGGTCAGGTTACGTTTTAGTTCCTCTGCCTGCTCTCCACATACGTCCGAGATGGACACTTCATATCTTTCCATTGCCGCCACCTCACACATATTCCTGTAACGTCAGGGTAACATTGGCACGATATAATTCTCCGCCTCTTAATATAACTTCCCAGGCCTGAGAACATTTCGTTATTACCCATTTGTTTTTCCCTACTAACTGCCTTCCAATAACCAGTTCATTGGCTTCTCCTGACTCCGTCATTCGCTCCATGATTCCTAAAAGCGCCCTGGGTTTTACTCCCAGAGAGGCATCCAGAGTTATGTCAAAGGTTACTGTCTGTAAATCTGCCCCTCCTAATTCGCACAGCGGTTTCTGGCCGATCCGATTCATCGTATTCCATGAAGCTGAAATCTCTCTTCTAAAATTCTGAAATGTGAAAACCCGACTGTCATTTACCCGGAATCGCAGTCCACCTAAAAGTCCAATCATTCTTCCAGCCTCCTTTCCAGTGTCTCCAGCCTGCTTTTCATTTCTAAAATCTCTGATAACGTAACTGTCCCTGCTTCACCTCTTAAACTAATCTGCGGGGAATGGATTAAAAAATTCCCATTCTGAAGCATTTCGTAGGAGCCGTCTTCCAGATCCTTTCTGTATTCCGCCTGTTTTGGCGGTTGATCGATTTCGTGCCAGAATCCCCCCAATACCACTCCTGAACTGGTATCATTAGATAAATGAAGCACAATCACCTGATCGTTCACTTTAGGAAGCTTGAATTCCCGGTGAAAATGAAACAATGGCAATTCAGAGGTTGTGCTGTCCTTATCCGGATAATATACTCTTACCGAACCGGTTTCAGGATTTATCGATGATATCCGTCCAACCCGAATCACATCCTTCATACTTTTCCTCCTCTCATGGTATTAAAAGAATCAATTCCGGATAAATCCAATACCCATTATTGGAGTCCCTCTTTCCGCGTCTTTTTGCTTCCGCCTCAATGACTTTCTGATTTGCCTCGTAAATCTCCCGGCATCTGGCTCCATCCCCATAAAAACGTTTTGCAAGACTCCATAAACTGTCACCTTTTTGTACCGTATAATTATTTACTTCTTTGCTGCTGCCGTCTGTCTTCTCTGCATTTCCCCTCTGATCATTGTCTTTAGAAATAAAGCTTAAGCTGACCTGCATATCATAAGTTCGATCTGACAGACTGTGAGAAATCCTCTCTACAAAATATTTTCCATCCAGATTTCCAAAACCTGACAGTAGAACATTGGCAGTTGCATACAAAGACATTTTGGGCGGAATCGTCAGCTTCATAGTTTTCTCTTTTCTATTCGCATTCCTTAAAATACTATCTCCGATTCGTCTGGCATCCACCTCATTGTCTGCCTTTTGGCTTGTTTTATAGAGCCGTTCTTCTGTTCCTACCATGACTTCAACGGTTTGACTGTTGCTGGGATTCGTATAACTTACCTTTACTCCGGTGTAGGTTCCCTGCATAGTGCTGTTATAAGACCATTTTGAAACCATTTCAGGTACGATTGTCATAACCGTAGGCTTATCAAAATATTGTTTTAAGTCCCATATTACCAGTCGGTTGAAAAAGATTTTCATCCCTAATCCATACCTTTCGCAAATACTTTTTAAAAAGTCACTGTCCGGCTGATTGTCCTGCTCGGTTTTTGCTACCTGGATATCCTCTGATTCGTAAACCAGCTCCAAACCATATTTTCCTGCAATTTCAGAGGCAATCAGCCTTACAGTAGCAGCTTCCCAAGTTTTTGTATTTTCTGTTTCTTTAAAACCGGTATCCACCGGTGCTGAGACCCCATTGATGGAACAGGAAAACGGAGGGCAGGAAAAGGAGAAATCATCTACCAGGAAAGCACCACACATCACAGTCATTTTTTCTCCCTCATAGTTCCAGTTTTCAAGAATGATGGAAGGGGAAATCTTGTCCCCTTTTTCAGGCAGCCAGGTACGGCTCCATTTTAAATCACGGTCACTTAATGAAATGGATATATTATCCGATTCGTCAACGGAATCTTCATATGAAAAACTCTCTATGTACGCAGATAAATCTTTCCATACCTCCACTCCATTGTATACAACATTTAAATATTTCTTTCTTGGATTGCTCGTAGACTTTCCCTCCTTTCATACCATATATCACTGCTTTCATTTTCTCCATTCCGGCAAACCGATGATCTCCCTGTTTGGCAAGCTCGGGGTGTTTACCAGAATCCCTGCCGGAAATACAAAATAATCCAGCAAACCAAAATTGTTTCTCATTAAATGATCAAGGTATTTCTCAGCTCCATACGCTTTTTTTGCAATCATGTCCCAGGTATCGCCTTGAACTGTTTTATAATTCCCCATATTACCTCATAAATGCTACTCTAAACTGTTCATGATTATATCGCTCCAAATAAGCCTTAAATTGTTCATAAGTCGTACGTACTACTTCAGGTATTTGTCCAGAAGGTGTTGGGTTACCATTCATGTAAATGGTTGGACTAAACACTGGCGCAAAAGAAGTATTATCTTCGTTAATAACTGGTGATCCTGAAGAAATCATTGAATTATATAAATTGCTATAATTGTTTGCCTGATAAATATTTTTTAAATATTCAAAATTCTTCCAAAGGATGCTTTCTGGGGTCTGCTTAGGTATGCCATCTACAGTATTTGTTTCTGTGAACTTTTTTGCTGTTTCATAATTCACTGGAATTGGTATTCCATCACTATCTTCTCCATATTTTCTTAAATCAACATTTAAGTCTTTAGCAACTAATTCTACTTGTGGTAATTTTTCTCGAATAGCACTAATAAATTCATCCAAGTATATAGCGCCGGATTCCCTGGTAGACATTACTACAGTGGATAGTGCGGTATCTTCACCAACTTTATCTCCGATAAGTTTCCACATTTCGATATCAGAACCACTCACTGCTCTCCATGCCTTTGTATTGTCCATTGACTGCTCTGCAGCTAAAATATCTTTGTCATAAACATTTCCTCCAGAATTTTTGTAAAGTTCAATTATCTTCCCCATTGTCTGTTCTGGCTCTAACAAATTTTTAAGAAGCGTGTATACGGCCCCTTTAGTAGAATCCAACGGGTCCGTGGTCTCTGTTGCTTCGATTAATACTTTATTAAATGCCTCCTGCCATGCTTCAGGGGTATAAATATTACCTTTATCAACCATTGCTCCAATTTCTTCAGATATACGATTTTGAACCTCTGCTAACACAGGCTCTATTTCCGGTCCATATTTCTCTGTAATAACACCTTTCATTGCGGAATAACCATTCATTGTCACCTGAAGCTTTTGCCGATAATAAGACTGCTTAGTATTCTTCATCAGCTCATTGTACTGTTCTTCATCTATTCCATTTTTTAAACCATTTTCTCCGGCTTTCCTTTGAACGAATAATGAAGTAATTATTGAATAGTAAGCATCGTCAATATTCTCCATTGCTTTGCTATTATAATCTAAAATTGCCTGCTGATAGTTCTGGTAGGAATCATCGGATAGATCCGGATCAGTTATCTGCCACTGGAGCATTTCAAAATTGGCTTGATTCTCAGACTGTGTAATTAATTCCACTAATTTCAGGGCTTCATCCTGCTTTACTTGTAACCCTTCCTCTTCCTCTTTTGATAGCCCATCATTCGCTTTCTTATCCAAAAGCTCATTTATTTCATTTCTCTTCTGATACAGGTCCTTTTTCATAGATTGATAAAAGGTTCCGCTGCTATCTTTTAATTGTTCTCCCTCTTTGCTGCTTCCAAATACTAAATCTATTGCAAGACTAAGTTCATACCCTTTACTGTCTACATAATCCTGGGCACCTTGTAAATAATTCTTAATAGCAATCTCATAAGTCTCAGTATCTTCCTCATCGAATTCAACTCCTACAGACAATTTCCATTTTGTCTTGGCAATTTCATGAAAATCGCGCTTCATAGATTGATATATTTCTTTTGATTTAGCACCTGCACCTTTGAATTGATCAATTGTTTGAAATAGTCCTGCCCCCAGTGTATTTTTTGCCGCTTCATTAAGTTCCTTGACCGACAGCGTTAAATCGCCAAAATGTTCTTTTAAATTACTTTTAATAACTTGGTCATTTGCCTCTTTTATAGCAGCTCCAATTCCAGCAATTCCACCTATCACAATCCCAGCTAAAGCTACAGGCCATGCATTAATAGCGCCTGACATTCCGCCTGCTAAGCCAATACCAGCATTAGCTACTTTAAAGATTGCCAAAGCAGTTACAATTCCGGTTATACCGCCTTTTACCTCCTCCGAATGGTTCTTGAACCATTTACCTGTATCCAGAACTGATCCAAAAGACTCTCTTAGCCCATTAGCAAACTGTTTTATAATCCTGAGGGCGGTGGGAATGCCTTCTTCAAGGCTTTCTGCAAAACCTGAGATCCATTTTGTAGCTTCCTGTACAATTTCCCTAAGTTCTTCTGAAATGCCACTGTATACTTGAAGTTTAATATTGTCATAAGCCCCTTTAAAAAGAGAGAGATCCCCTGCCAAATTATCCATTCGGATAGCTGATAACCTTTCAGCGGCTCCGGTACTATGGTCTATGGCTTCTTTCAGTCTTAAAAACTCCTCATCTGATCCATTCATGATGGCAAGCAAACCTGCCATACCATCTTTTCCTGCAATCCCTTCTGCATACTCTTCCTTTTGCGCCTCGGATAGTCCCGAAAAGCCGGACCGTAATTTCTCCAATAATTCACCGAGAGGCTTTATTTCACCTGCGCTGTCCTTTAATGATACAGAAAACTTTTGCATATATTGCTCCATGGATTTTGTTGGCTCCGACAGATTGGTTAAAATCGTTTTTATAGATTCGCCGGCCGCCTCCCCCTGAATACCGGCATTGGCCATAAGCCCGGCGGCTATCGCTACATCTTCCATACTGTAGCCAAACGCGGCGGCGGCAGGAGCAGCTCCATGGAACGTTTTTCCCATCATATCCAAACTAGTGTTAGAGCTTATAGAGGCCTGTGCCAGAACATCAACCAAGCGTGCAGACTCTCCTGCCTGAATACCAAAGGAATCCATAGTACTTGTTACAATTACGGAAACACTTTCTAAATCTTCTCCAAAGGCCGCAGCCAGGTTCATAACTCCAGGCAGGCCTTTTAACATGTCCTCTGTTTTCCATCCCATTCCTGTTACCGTAAAGGTTTTTTATCCCTTACTTCTTGCAGTTTCCTGCAAGTTCAGCATATATCTTCACCCTCGTTGTACGTTAGGTTTGATAGCGGTATACTATCTCAGAATGCCCTATAGGCAATCGTGCCGGAGACTCTTGGGAGTATTTTTGCTCTCCTTAGCGCTCAACTCCTATGCGTTACAAAAACTGCCTGATTCGCAGCTCTCTCGGTATTGGCATGACTGTCATTGTTTTCACCTTTAACAGTTTTAGCTTTCACCGATTTTCCCCGGTATGCGCTGTATATTTCTATACAGCCGGCCCGATGTCAAGCCTTTGCCATGCGCTCCAACTCCTGGCCTGCCGCTTCGGCGGAAAAACCCGTGGTTTCTCCCACTTTTCTGGCCAGTGAATAGAGGCGCTCCATTCCATAGGAAGAAGACATTGTTATTGTCTGGATTGAATTCATCTTAGATTCTAATTCCATACCGGCTGAGACTGAGTCTTCTATAAAATCAGTAGTTTTATCAACTGCCAATTTTCCGCCTTTTGCTGCTGTTTTAAAAAACTTATCCGAAGCCTGACTAAGGACTTTAATCCCTTTATCCATGCCATTACTATTTGACATATTTTATCACCTCGTCTTTCTTTCCCTGTTTTCTTCCCTGGCTGTTTCCGCTACATCCCTGATCAGCCTGGCTGCTTGTCCTAAGGGAAGGGAAAAGTAGAATTCCGGGCCGGCTTTGGTATACCGGCCCGCAAATATAAATGCCTTGTTCACCTTCCGGATATCCTCTGCGCAGCCTATCCCTCGAGGAAGAAAAAACGGTATACCCGGTTTTTAAGTTTCACGGAATCTCCTGCCTTCATGGCATAGAACAGTTCCAGAGGAAATCCGGTTACCTTAGAGGCAATCAGCTGGGCAAACAAAAGGGTTGCCTCCTGCATAATAATCCCGCTTCCCCCCATATTGGCATAAAGATCATAAATAGCATTTAGATCCCGACCAGTCAGGGTTTCCATACCGGACATATCAAGACTTTCCACCTGGATTCCCTGATACTCTACCGGAGTTTTCAATTTAATCTTCAGCCATTCCTGTTTAATATCTGTTTCTACTGATTCCATCACTTTTTTCTCTTTTTCCATTTTACCTTCTCCTTAACACATGTCCCTTACTTGACTGAGGACATCATTTCCATTGACCACATAAACGCCGTTTAACTTATCAATTTCAAGCACTGTCTTTCCATCCAGTACAATCTTATAGTAGCTGAGTCCGAGGGTCACACTGGAGCCCATCTTAGCTCCGGATTTCATGGATCCCGGTGCAAACTTTTTGACAACTCCACGTACAGTAATAGAAACCGGCTTGTAGCCCACACTTCCATTCCCCCCATCCATTCCCTGCAGGGCTCCATTTAAGGTAATATCTGCGGTCTGGGTCGGGTCCATGAGAGAAAAAATATCATTGCAAAGTGACATGAACGGAATTTCCATTTCCATATCATCTACCAGCCCGATTACCGGCACTGCCATGGTTCCGCCTACACCGGCGCCTTCCAGGCTGTCTGTTAAATTAGTAATTTCCGGGAGTTTCACTTCTTCGGCAGTACCGATTAATTCCTTCCCACCTCTGTATACAGTATATCTGTTGATTAAATGAAGTTTTAACATATTATTCCTCCTTCGCTGCCATTGCGTATTCAAATGCTGTTACATCAAATTCTTCTATTGCCTGAATATATTCTGCCGGTGTATAAGGTGCAAAATGTATTCTCACCTTCATATGCCCAGCCAGAATATCTGCTATTGTATTCTCATCCTTACGGTATTCAGCGTAAAGTCCTGCACACATACCTGATGCCATCAGGCTGTTTCCCCAAATATTAAAGCTGTTGATGATGTCATCCACCATCCTTTTATTCATACCCTCATCAAGCTTTGCGCGATATACGGTAATAAAATAGTTAGCCACAAAATCAAACATTCTACGGCAGCCTATCCAACGGTCCTTAGGATCCGTGTTGTTCGGATAACAGCCGGTATTATTTCCAAATGATTTCCAACCATTGTCGTGAAAGGCGGTCACAATACCGCTGCCGTTCAATTCTCCTGCCTGGACCTGATCAAGAAGTATTTCTGTACTGTCAGCGAGTACGGCACCATCCACATTTAACAGCTTATTGGATGGATACACATACGGAACATCACCGTTAATGACTGTATAGTAGCTCATCATTGCCCCATAAATGGCTGAATAGCTGTATTGTTTTCCGTCCTTAATAACCTTTGGCCACAGTACAATGGAATGTTCCTCGTCATACCCCATTTCTTTTTTCACCATAAGGCAATCCGTATATTTTTTAGCCCTTTTCGTATCTAAATCAAGCAGACACATGGTTCTGAAAATCCCGCTGATTCCTTCACATTTTGCCTGAAGAGCCGCTCCAATGCTGGGCTTTACCGTCCAGCCCGGAGCTAAAAGAGCCCCTGGAACGAGTCCATATTTCGGATAGATCTGGCGCAATACTTCCATACCGGTTTCTTCTCCAGTTTCGACATTGTAGAAACCGATTAAGTCTTCCTCTTTTACCATATCTGGTGCAATAACTTTGAAAGATGCTTTTACTTCACTGGCCTCATAGGCACTTCCTGTACTCAATAACGTGATAACCAGGTATCCGGTATCATTAAAATCCATAATAAAATCCTTGTTTTCAGAAAGTGTCTTCTCCTCTCCTCCCGGTAAAGCAGAGATTTTAACTGTGTCTTTTAAAATACCTGAGTTCTTAAGAGTTAACTGATGACTGGATACCTGATAACTGGCCTCCTGTACATCCTTACTGTGTTTTTTCGCATCCAGAACATTGATAAAGATAACCGGTGATACCTGAAATACTTTAAAGCTGGCGTACATACTTTCACAAAGTGTAAAATTGTTCCAGTCTTCACTATATCCCAAAAGCTTTGCCGCCTCTTCAAAGCTTGCTGCTTTCACAGGCTTATTAGTCATCCCATAAGGATTTTCAGCCAGGTTTACAGGCGCAGTTCCTAATACAACCTGTACCCCATATCGGGTAGAAAGCGGATTGGGAAACGATGTTTTATTTTCAATTACTTCAATACCATGTTTGTATGTCATATTATTCTTTCCTCCTGATTTTTTCTGCTTTCCGGTACAACATTCTCATGCTACTCTCTGGATTCCGGATCGCTTTTTTTGTTTCAGCCAGCAAATCGACTGGCACCAATAATTCCTCCAGAAATGGTTGCTCCTTCATTAACTCCTTCAGTTTCTGAGGATACCCATTCCGAAATACACTTCCTTCCCGGACAATATGTTCCAGAGAAGGACCCACATATATTACAGAACTTTTATTTTTCATGAAACATCTCCTATTTCAATATCCGGAAGATTCCAGAACATTTCAAGCTCTCCCCTGCAATACGGAAACTCATCCTCCTTATGAAAGATTGCCGCCATCGCGCGCTCACACCAGAAAGGTCCCAATAGCGAATCATTCTGAAAACGCCCTATGACCTTTTCCAGAACAGCCGACAGCGTATAAAAGCCTTTTCTGTCAGAATTAGAGTTGCAGATACTGAATTCAACAAAAATGTGTGCCTGGTTTGCATTCTCTGCTTCTTTTTTTCTGTATTCCACCTTGTCCAGCCTGACCACGAAGTAAGGAAAGTACTTTTCCCCTGGCTGTTCCATTCCTTCATCAGCATCGGCTGCTCCTCTTCCAGATAGAGCTTTTGCATCTGCTGACTGGAGATATCCTTTAAGTTCTGTAAACTCCCCTTGTGAATCAGTTATGTACATATCCTTTGTCAGGTTTTTAATTTCTTTCATCAAATGATCCTGCAGTTCATTGATTGTCATTCCATCCTCCTAACATATTCTTTATTTCTTCTCTCATTAGTGGGACTCCTCACCTTTCCCAAGCCCTTCATTCTCATCAACCTTTCCTTTCCCATCTGCCCAATGTAGTCATTCAGTCTACATTATCAACAAAAAAAATTTCATCCTTCTTCTTCCGTGATGTAATTTTAAGCAGCCTGCACAGCTCCTTGATCTCCCCTGCCTTAAACTGGTTTTCATTGTTTATTTTTCGTCGAAAACCATAGCTTGACAGGCTCAGTTCTGCTGCGATCCACCCTTTTTTCAGTCCGGAGTTTTTAATTTCATCATTTAGCCGAACCGTATCTGTCATACCTCTCCCCCCTTTTTCTTGTAGTCATTTCGTCTACATTTGTTATGATACTCCTATGTATCACATTTGTCAACAGCATTTCGATATTTTGTTGAATATTCTTCTACACCGTGATATAATGCTCCTATGGAGGTGATCCTATGGAAATAGGACAGATCATTAAAAGAAGGCGGGAAGAGCTGGGAATCTCCCAGGAAGAACTGGCTTTGAAGGCAGGCTATAAATCACGTTCTTCTATAAACAAGATCGAGGTAGACGGAAGAGGACTTCCCCAATCAAAGATCATAGCCATCGCCAGCGCATTGAAAACAACCCCGGCTTATCTTATGGGCTGGGAGAGCGATAACGCTTCCGCTTTCAGCTACGTAAGCGGCTGTTTCGGAGAATATGCAGGAGAGATGCTTGAGAACTTTCAACGTTTAAATGAAAAAGGTCAAAAAGAAGCCTTAAAACGGGTAAAGGAGATGGTCCATATCCCCGAATACAGCAAAGACAGCAGCATTGTAAAACTTTCTGATGGAAATAACAGAGCTTACCTAGAGCCGGTTGCTGCCCATGAAAGAACTGACATCAAGGTAACCGAGGAAATGAAACAGCATGATGATGCCTTTTTTGATGAATAAGATAACTCATTGAGGTGATTTATTTGAACTATGAATCTTTATTAGAAGAAGCGGATTCCCAGGGAATTATCATCAAGGAACGGCCGCTGTTAGCCAATGACGGCAGGATCAGAGGGACTCAGATTCTGATCCGCCAGGATATGCCGGACTGCCAGAAGGCCTGTGTCCTGGCGGAGGAGCTGGGGCATTATCATACCACCACCGGGGACATCCTGGACCAGTCTGAAGCATCCAACCAGAAACAGGAACGCACCGCCAGGCTATGGGCCTACCATAAGATGATAACTCTGGAAAGGCTGGTGGCTGCAAAGGAGGCCGGCTGCAGAAACAGGTACGAGGTTGCGGAACACCTGAATGTGACGGAAGAGTTTTTGCAGGAAGCAATTCACTGCTATCAGGCCAAATACGGAAAAGGATTGCAGAAAGACGATTATCTCATACTATTCGAACCCTTTAACATCTATAAACTAGTATGAGTTTTTTCTGTCTTGCCGCCTCTCTGCCACATATACTATCCAGAGGTGATATTTATGCAGTCCTGCGAACTTGTAATGTTTGTATCTTCCCTGGCCTGCTGCATCGCAGAAGGCCGGTCTTCCGATGAAATTGCTCTGTTAAGCACCATATTTTCCCAGCTAGGTGACACGCTGAGTACCATTACAGCCCATCGGGACCTTTGCTGTGATAGCGGGGATGATAAAGATACCAACTGA